CCCAACTGTATTACCCGCACAACCATAGATTATTGCCAAGCAAGATGAATCGTGAAATGACTAAGCAAGTTAACATGTTAGCCAGATTATACGTTAAAGCTCTTTTGTTATATGTTGTCGTCATGAATTTTCATGATCTGAAAAGATTTTTGAGTTTTCGTGGCTTCAGCTGGATTGAGTATTTTGCGCCCACTAAAACAATATGGCATTATCTACGTCAAAAATTTTATAGCGATGGTGAAAATTTGCATTTTCTACGTACTAAAGCTCTTATGGACCAACAAGATGATTATACCACAGATGAAATTGATGGTGTGGTAGAAAGTAAAGAGTCCAATGAGTTTGGTATTACTGGCACTGTAGCCGACTTTGGTCCTCAACAGACCCCGAGATTTATCCGTCAAGTAGTGTCGGCGGTTAAGATGAAGTTTGGAGTGCCCAAAAGGAATGAGGCGAATAGGATGGCAATCAGGGATTATGCTGTCCGCATTATGAAGGAGGTAGGACACCGTCCTTCGCACATTGTTCGCGATGTGCCGCTAGTTGTGCGTTTGGCTTTTCAACCAACGTCGGAGGAACTGGTGCAAGCTAGGTTGGAGTCACATCCACTAGCTGAGCTTGACCGCGCTCGTTATGAGCATGCGGTTAGCTCACACCAGAATTAGGTGAGCCCGGCTTACCTCGCAGGTGTGGATACTGTTACTCATGTCCCGTTAACAACCAGATCCACCATCACGACCTGCGTGCGTAAGTTGGGCAAATCACGATTTCGTCACGTGGCTGCAATGATCAACAATACTAATGGAGTTGATTATCGCGTGCACAATAGCAACAGAAATAATTTGGAGAGGGGTATATTGGAAAGGGTTTTCTACGTGCAAAAGAACGGCATTTTTGAGAGACCACCGGAAGCTATACCTCTAGCGTACGAACAGAAGCTATCGAAGTTTAAGCGATTACTCTGTGGACTATCAGCTCCGACCACCAGATACACTGATGAAGAATTTCTCAGTACGTATTCTGGTCGCAAACTGACTGTCTACACGAATGCGATCCAAAGCCTAAGGCTCAGGCCGTTTGGGATACGCGATAGTTATGTAAATACGTTTGTCAAGGCTGAAAAGGTTAACTTTTCATCAAAATCTGACCCTGCACCAAGGGTTATTCAGCCGCGCAATCCACGTTACAATGTTGTTATTGGTAAATACATTAAGAAAATTGAACACACAATTTATTCTAATGTAGCAAAGGTTTTTGGGGCCCCTACTATTGTTAAAGGGATGAACGCCAAAGAACAAGGGAAAGTGATCTCGGATAAGTGGGAGAAATTTGTTAGTCCAGTTGCGGTTGGCTTAGATGCTTCTAGGTTCGATCAACACACTGGACGCCAAGCACTGGAGTGGGAACACTCTATTTACGAAAGTTTTTATCCAAGAGACAAACGTTTAAAGAAATGGTTAAGTTGGCAATTACAAAACAAAGGATATGGTGACTGTGAAGATGGTACACTTAAATACACCGTTGATGGTTGTAGAATGTCTGGTGATATGAACACTGGGCTAGGCAACTGTATTATAATGTGTGGTTTGGTGTGGTCATATATGCAGGATAAATCCATTGAATTTGAACTTCTGAATAATGGAGATGATTGTACATTAATCTTTGAACGAAAACACTTACACCTTATACATGATTTACCAGAGTGGTTCCTTCAGTTAGGTTATACTATGAAGGTTGAACCGCCCGTGTATTCCATGGAGCAGATTGAGTTTTGTCAGACTCATCCTGTGTTCGATGGCGTCCAACACGTTATGGTTCGCGATCCGCGTACTTGCCTTACAAAGGATCTGATCACGTTGAAACCCGTGCATGTGCTACCTGGTTTGAAATTCTTCGAACAGGCAGTAGCCGATTGCGGGTTGGCGGCATATGGAAACATGCCAATATTCTGTGAGTTTTATAAACAAATGGATGTTGGTGTCCGCCATAAGAAAAGATTAGATTGTGAATTGGATGGTGGTTTAGAATGGTTGTCAAAGGGTATGAATGTTGGTTATTCTAGTCCTGTTGATGCCTGCCGCTATTCATTCTTCAAAGCTTTCGGCATTACACCTGATGAGCAGTGTGCCATTGAACGTTATTACGCTAGTAGGAAAACACTTACGTTTAATCCTGGCCCGGTTGATTTATATAATAAATCACCGGAATTATACATCACTACCCCGATTTACGTAAGGTAACTTTTGCAAGATTTCCCACTTGCTCATTTTACTGTACTATTTTATTGTTAGTATTACTTTTATTTTTACTTAACTCATTCTTCATTCTATCAAAATGGCTATGGTCCCGTTCGCAGAGTATGGAGCACAAGCTGGCAAATACGTCATGCAGCAGGCGGCGATGGCGCTTGCTAATAAAGTGGCTTCAGAAATTCAAGAACACGCTACGTTCGAAAATATGGGCAAGGCTCTCAAGAAACTCGCTCCTGGCAAGAAAAATGCACCGGTACGTGCAGCAGCGCGCAAGCTTATCATTAATTCGCGCGGTATGGCAGTCAATGCACCCGCTGCGAAATCTTATGCTGTTCGCCGTACTGCTCCTCGCTTTCGTTCAACCGCTGGTAGGTACATTGTATCTAACCGTGAGTTCGTAAGTGAGATTTCAGGTAGCACAACTTTTGCGGTTAACCAGTTCACGATTCAGCCAGGGTTTGGTCAAACATTCCCATGGTTGTCTCAGATTTCCAATACGCATCAAAAGTATAGGTTTACGTCAATGAAATTCACCTATGTTCCACTTATTGGAACAGATCAGCCTGGACGTTTGACCTTAGTTTATGCAGTTGATCCTCTTGATCCTACACCCATTAGCAAACAAGAACTATTCCAATACCCAACATCAAATGAAACCAGTGTTTGGACTGGAAATGACATTGTTGTTCAACAACAACCACAACCATTGTTCACTAGAGCATCTTACGTTGATAATACTGATTTGAAAACGTACGACTTTGGTCAACTGTTTGTTGGTGTCTCGAACACTACCCTGACAAGTGTCATTGGTGAACTTTTCGTGGAATATACCATTGAATTGATCACCCCCAAACCAAGTCACTGCCCGGCATCTACATTATACATTACTGGCACAAGTCTCAACGTCCACAGACAATTCGAAGGTCCTGATCCGAACAACACTAATTATAAAGTCTACTTTCCTGGAGGAACGTGGTATGGCGCCGTCGATCAGGCGGAAGATGAAGATGCGATTTTCTTCGAAACCACTGGAACATTCATTGTATCGCAAACGATCAATGCGCCCAGTGGGACTATCGGCAACGTGCCCGCTGTTACAGCGAGTACCGGAACAATATTGCATACGTCCGCGTCCAAGGATAGTAACGGATGTGATTCGGTCATTGTCGTCTCGATTACTAAACCGTACCAAACTGTCACTTTTACTTCGCCGGGTACTTGGGAAGGAATCACCTCGTTTGAATATCATGTTGCAATATATACACCAGATACAACAACTATCACGGGGAAAGAAGCCTAATTCTGATATTCTTATTAGAACTGTAAATATATAATTTGATAGAGAATTTAACTCCTAATTTGGAGGATAAATAAGAAAGAACATTCGGTGTGGGAACCGATTTTGAAAACAGTACATTACTGGCTTAACCCAGGATAAAAATTAAACAAATTGGTAGATATACTATATGCAGTTGCAGCTGCTTAATTTAAAACTGATGGAACCTCAATCAGTATAATATTGAGGGAGCCCGGGGGATAA